AACACCGCCAGTATTCATTGCAGGTGTTCTGAATGACATGTCGATTGTTGCCATACCGTTTGTTGCTGACTTATCCAAGTTTGCGCCATCTGTCGCATAACGTTGGTTAAATCCTATCATTGCACGTTGTCGACCCAATAATATTGGTTGCTTTAATGCCTCGTCTGGCACAGCGATTCCGCTCATAAGGAGATCGATAATATACTCTGATTCCAACCCATCGTACTTTGCTCTTAATTTAGCAAATGCCGCTGTTTTACGTGCTTGCTCAATGTCAGCAAGTGACATTGTTGCGTTTCCGCCTGTTGTTAACTCAGCATATATATCTTCAAATAAATACATATCGCCCTCGTCAATTAAATCAGTTCCATTCTGTGCAGGAGCAACATAATTGCTTGTTGTTCCATCAGATGATGCTGTTATTGCCGAACTTCCAAATCGTGCACGTGGTGCTTTAATTGGTGCTTGGAATGTCAATCCGGCAAGTGTAACTTGTCCGTCAATTAAGTTCTGATCATAATCAGGAACTATATTTTGCATTCCGTTATTAATCCAAAACGCGTCTGCTAATGAATGATCAAATGCGTTTCTTAATGGTAACGATTTTGACCTTGCTTTGCGTCTGTGATTAACGATTGCATTATATGCTTCAACTGGTGTTGTGTTATTAATAGTTGATGCAGTATGAATACCCATTGTTTGAAAAAATGTATCAACGCCAGAATTATAATGATTTACTGTGTCAAAATTATGGCTATTGGTATAATTTTGAACATTTTGACTAGCTGGATCCCATAATTTATTGGTTTCGAAAAATGGTATTACGCTTCCAGCTGCACCATTTTCTTTTTTATATGAACGGTTTAATTCGTCCATTGATCCGTTAAAACGGTCAAATGCAAGCATTGGTACGAAATGTGCGTATAGTGTAACGCCCACACCGTTCATTAACATTTCTGATGTTTCCATCATTTCAACGTTCATGCGGATTTTACCGCTTTGCACGCCGTCTTCACGGTGTAACCATTCGTATTTCAACGGCAGGATTTTACCTGCGTCGCCTGATGTCAATACTCGACCTTTTGCAGATCGGCGCGATTTCTGTACAGCAATCGGGCTGTTTGGTATTAGTTCAGTCATTCTCATTTGCGTTTTCTCCTTGCAATGATTTTGGTTATAATTTTTCGTATTTTTTTACACTTGGCGCACATTATTTGCGCCTATTGTACCAATTTGGAATTGTGTCTGGTGACAATGCATCCTCAATTGGTATTCCTTGATTTCTTGTAAAGAAATCGCCTACTTTTGATAATGCACCGTGTATATTTTTTATTGTATTAACTCTGCTATTATCTATAATTCCATCAGCTTTTAATTTATCAATTCGGATAGCTGAATTTTTTCCAGAATTTGTTAATTTACTGCGTAAATTTTCCACATTAAAATTTGGAAATAATTTATGAAATTTATAATATTTATCTACAATTAATGCGCCTGCCATTTCTGAAATGTCAGTACTTTCACCTGGTATTGTAACTACTTGTCCGTCTTGCCTTACCCACTGTGAATACAATCCTTTTACATCACTTGATGCATGTTTTCCGTCAATATTTACTACATCAAATCTTAACGGTGATTGTATTACTGGCGTTTCTTTAATACTAAATTCTGGTATTTTTACTCCATCATTCCAATAATTTTTTGTATCTATTTTAATTTTTTGTTCTTCAACAGGTGGTAAATTATTATAATTACGTTGTTTTATTCTATCAAATGTATTGAAAAATGCGTCTGAGGATAGACGTCCCATTGGGATTTCATTTTTATAAAACCCTTGCCCACCTGTTGCTCGTAATACTGTTAATGGATTAAATCCATTTGCAACTGCGTCGCGTCTTAATTTACCAAGATCTGTTCCATATCCTTGTTTTTGGCGTAATCCTTCAATTCCGTTTGGATCGCCCATATATGTTGTTTTAACATAATCTTCTAATTGGCGACCCATTTTACGACTAGGTCTCATTACATATTTTTGAAATGATGATCCAATACCCATATTATATTACTCCCGCGTTTAACAACGTGTCTGAAAATAGGGCTAAACCCATTACTATTCCCGCTACCGTTGCTATAATAATGTCTTTTAATTTCATTTAATCCACCTCCTGGTTATAAGGTCGATTGATACTCCGGCTAACGCCGTAAATCCCAAAACGATACTTTCAGTTGTACCAACTGCAATTCCTGCGCCCGCAAGCGAAGCGCCGAGCATTGTACCACATCTAGTGATAATCGGTTTTAAGATTTGTTTGATTAGTAGTAATTGCAATTTTTACTCCTTCTTATTTAGAAGGGTCTAACTGCTCAATGGCCGATAATATATATTATGTTATCGAATTGAGACTCATTGTGTTGACCCATACGTTTTTATAGCTTTGTACATTTGTAAATGTAAAGCCCTTTTTTTAAAAAAGTTTCATTTTTTAACTTTTAACACCAAGGAACAAATGTTTTTTTAGACCCTGACCCCCCAGTAGGGGTGTTTTTCTTTGGTCTATCTTTGCACCTTATCCGCAAGTCCTTGACCCTAAAGTTTTTGGGGGATTTTTTCCGCTTCGCTAGAGCCTGTTCAGGCGGTGCTGTAGCCGTTCGCTCCCGTTGTTCAACGGGTGGACTGTATATTTCTATTCCCCGTCCAATTCCGCGTACTGTACTTCGGCGTAGGTTCGCCGTCGTTGTATTTGTTGTCCTTGTTTTATTGTTTTTATTACTTCTGGTCTTTTTTCGTGCCATTCGTCATTCTCCGTTAGTATTTGCAATCCTGTTTTGTTTTTGTCTTCCCAATATACTATTGGTATTCCGTCATATGTTGCTTCCACCATATGTATATCTTTAAATATTCCGTCTCCTTGTCCTTCGATCCAAGGTTCTACATATTTAACTGGTTTATAATGTAGGCGTTCTTCTTGTTGTTGATTAAATGTATCTGAAAATATTGGATTTCTAATTTTTCTATGTCCTAAATCTATTTCTTCGTAATCGATAGGATCTTCATAATTTAATATTGTTATATCGTCGTAGTAATCTGTTACTAATTCCGATAACGGTTCGTGTGAATATTTGTCTTCCCACTCGTTGACAAAAGTTTCCATGAAATTTTCTCTTGTTTTGCCTTGCATCATAAACCGTTTCTCTCGGTTTTTATAATCCCTAACGTCGCCAAACTTATAGAAATATGTTTGTGGAGCGAGGGCTTGTTCAACGTGTTGCTTCGCTAATTGTTGAAAAAACTCGTGTCCTAATGGAGGTTTTTTGCTCATAGCCAAATGGCTATCGCTTTGCCTTGATGTCTGATCTTTCAGAACATATTTAAGGCAATATTCAAAACCCTTCCAATCAGGTTCTTGAAAATAACTGAACCCATGTGTCCAATATTTCCAATCTACCCTTTTATTTGCCGTCACTTCTGGCCAACTATCCTTAAAGAATAGTATTATATGCCAATGTGAGCGTCCTTTTGCACTTCCGTATTCTCCAGTGACTATGTAACGACATTTATGTTTTTTACGCAGTCTTTTAAGAAAATTCTGTACGTCTTTATAAATTAACGTTACTGCATTAACGCCCTGATCTCCGTCATACGTTAATGTTACTGCGTAAGTTTTTTTTGAAAACTTACTTTCGGCAATGCATCTTCCAACGTAGTCGTTAACTCTACGTTTTCGGCATTGCCAGCATTCGCGACACCCAACTTCCGTGCCATCATCTAATTTTGTTGGTGCGATGCACATAATTTACTGCTGTTCCTGTAGTTTGGTGTCACTAAATGCATATCTTAACAAGGGTAGAGAGATAACGCCGGCAAACGGAACTCCAATATATGGAGTTTCCGTTCCGTTTGCCTTGTGTAAGTTATTCAACTTACTGTTTTTTATTTGATTTGGTCTTGCCAATTGTCTATTTCCCAGTGTGCGGGATCCCAGAAATTCCAATCATGTCCTGAGTCCAATTTAATATTGCGTTTGCGTGCAACTTCTTTGCCAATTGCAACCATGCAATCCCATTCTTTTTTACTTAAATTCCAACCGCGGGTTGCGTGAATAATATCCACGGCCATTCCGTACTGATGTGCACCAAATCCGGCAGATGCTTTGCTTCTGCCTTTGTCGTATAACTCTTGTTGTCGTTCTGCAGATCGTACAAATTCAAACGCTCGGATTGGTATATTCCGTCGCTTCATTGCTTTGGAAAATGCTTTCCAAAACTCGATTATATCAGGATGTACCCCTACATAATCGTTATCTGTCTGCTGAATTTTAACCCAAAGTGATTTTGATGCGTTTGGCTCTGCTAACGATCTAGCCGCTTCTACGTGTGTTCTATGCACAAGTTCGTCCCTGTGCCAGAATTGGATACGGTCAATAAACCGTATCCAACGTAGAAACTTACTCGGGGGTTTCTCCTGCATCTTCTGCTTCTGCCTTTACTGGCGCTTCAACTACTGTTTCCGCTTCTGCTTTAATTTTTGCAACTTCAGCTCGTAATGCGGCTCTTTCGGCCTCGAGCTGTGCGTTGCGTTGTGTTTCGTTGTGTTTCATAAATTGAACCATACGATCAAATTCAGTGCTGTTATTTACGCGGGGCTCAATAGAAGTGAAACTAGGTTCATCGCTATTTTGTACTGTTTGATCTACGTCTGGTATATTTACAAATACATCAGCTGATTTTTCAGCTTTTATTTGCACATATGTTGTTGCAGGTGCTGTATATTGAATTTCGGTTTTTCCGTTTGATGTTCCCACCAATACGGCGTCAGACATTTTATTGTTATCTGCTACCCAAATTTCAATGTTTGAATTAGCTGTAATTTCAAACTTTACGTGTCTTGGTTTGCTTGATGCAAATTCAATTACGTCGCCCGCTTTTGCTTGTGACCATTTGCTTATATTGCCGTGTTTAATTCTATTCATTTCATTTTCC